ATCCTTAGCCCCACTCGAGAAAGTTTGCACCATGGCAGTATTCGCAGTCACTCACCACCAGCGACTAAACGACTACGCCGTGGTGCAGACCCTCGAGGACACGGACATCGGCATCGGTCAAAGCATTATTCTTGCAGGCTTAGGCCACGGCTTGAACGGCACTCATACCGTCTATGCAGTCAACCCTTACTATTTTGAAGGCGTTGATGACGAAGGCGACCTGCTTTTTGACTACGACGTTTACATCGGGAACCAGATTATTTTCTACGATGCCGGTGAAGATCTAGAACGTGGTGCAGCGATCCCGACTGGGACGCTTACTTGGACTCAGACCTGCACATGGATCGTCGCAAACGACGTTCTCGCATGGCTCGGAATAAGTGTCGCTACCGCAAACGACACAGCCTTCGTTGGCTCATGCACGGATGCAGCTAACGCGTTCGCGTTTCGGCGACGGAAGGAAGCAGGTTATTTTGACTCGCTTACTACCGTGCCAGGCGCGGACGTCAAATTGGGTACGACGATGGTGGCGGGTTCGTTATATCGTGAGCGTGGGAGCGTGGACTCCTTCGCTAGTTTTGAAGCGATGAACATTCCAGGAACCGTCGGCTCGATGGGACAGATCAACCGTCTCCTCGGCGTTAATCGGAGTCAAGTCGCATGAGTGCCTCAGGCATCTTCGCAAGCGCCCAGAGCACCCTTGTAGCGTCGCTCACAGGACTCGGGCTGGCAGTTGTCACCGATGCACGCAACGCTAGACCGATGACTGTATTTGTCGAGCCACCTACCTTCACCTGCTTTAACAGCAACATCGCCGAAATCACTTTCGGAGTGAGGATCCTCGCAGCGCCCCCAGGCAACAGCGACGCTAGCGACTACCTCATCACCACAGCCGACACGATCATGAACAGCGCGATCTCCCTCATCTCGGGGAGTCCTTCTGTCACGACAATCGGATCACAAGACATCCCCTCATACGATCTAGTCGTTCGTGTGGGAACCTCAAGAAACCCATAGGAGAAATCATGGCAACAACCACCTACCTTTCACAGCCTGCAGTCTTAACTATTGCTGCTCAGGATCTAGTTGATCAGGCCTCGAGCATAAGTTTTACTCTCGGCAATAACCCATTAACCAGCACCGCCTTCGGAGACCTCGGCGAGCGCATGGTGCCAGGATTACAGACCGTAGAAGGCACAATCACCCTTTATATGTCATACGGCTCGGCAGAAGTCGAAGGCGTTATCGCTGGCGAAGTCGGTCAAGGCGACACCGTTATTGTCGTCAAAAAAGAGTCAGGCGCAGTCAGCGCAACTAACCCAGAATGGACGATCACGAATACCATGATCGCCAACTACCCAATCACCTACACCGTCGGCGAACTTCAAGTGATGGAAGTTTCGTTCTCGGGTGGAACCTGGGTACGCGACGTAACCCCATAATCCCATCCCTTACCGTGCAAAGGAAACCCCATGAAACTATCCATCAAGATCAACACAGGAGAAGGAGACTACGTTGTTGAAACTAATCTCTTTCATCTTGTGCAGCTCGAGCGGAAATACAAAGTCAAAGCGTCCGACCTCGCTAACGGTATCTCGATAGAGATGCTTGGCTACCTCGCCCACGAAGCAGCCAAACAGCAAGGACACAACCCCCCAATCATTCTGGACGACTTCCTCAAAAAGTTAGTCAACCTCGAAGTCTTGGAAACAGAGTCAGCAAACCCCACACAAGGGGATCAGTAGGGCGCAGCCTCGCCGAGTTACTTGTCGAGACTGGCTACTGGCCCCCATCAATCGAGTTCACTTACACAGATCTGAATACTGTGATAGATGTGCTTAATAGACGCCGAAAGGATTAACGATGATCGAAATGAAGTCAGAGATCAAAGGCGCGAAGCAGGCAATCATCTCGTTACGGAAAATAGATCCTGAGTATCGCAAAGACTTCAATCGTGAAGCCAAAAACATTGCAGCGCCACTCGTCGCCGACGCTAAATCCGAATACCCAGAAATGCCTCTGTCAGGTATGGCGAAACTCTGGACTAACAATGGGCGCGAGTTGTTGCCGTGGTCAGTAAGCAAAGTCCGTTCGGGCGTGTCATATACATAACCCAGGCAAACCCAGCAGGCGCAATCTTTGAAGTAGCAGGAAAAGCGAACCCTGGCAAAACATTCAACAAAAACCTACGCGCCAAAAAAAGTTTCATCTTGTGGCCCACAGCGGACAAACATCTTCCAGACGTGCAGCGTGGCATAGTAAAACTTGTAGAGGACGTCATGGACAAAGTTGAGAAGGAAATGCAGTAATGGCTATCAACATCCCGATCATTACCGACTTCAACGGCAAAGGCATCGACCTGGCTAACTCAGCCATCGGAGGCTTCGGCGGTTCAGCCACGAAAGTATTCAAGAACGTCGCGAAGTTCGCAGCCATCGGCGGAGCAGCAATAGCAGCAGGTCTCGGAGCGTCAGTCAAAGCAGCTGCAGAAGATGCTCAAGGGCAAGCCGTTTTAGCAAAGACTCTCAAGAACTCATCAAACTCCACCGACGATCAGATCTCTTCCATCGAGGATCTCATTTCGTCAATGACCTTGGCTACTGGCGTCGCCGACGACGACCTTAGAAACGGTCTCGGCACACTCGTCAGAGCAACAGGGAACTCGACCAAAGCCTTTGACCTGCTCAAAAGTGCCATGGATATTAGTGCAGCGACCGGCAAGCCGCTCGAGGCAACTACCGCCGCATTAGCAAAAGGCTACCTAGGTCAGATGGGCGCGCTAAAGAAGCTCGGCGTCCCACTCGATGCGAGCATTATCAAATCCAAGGACTTCGCTGCAGCGATGGACGCTGTGAACGAAAACTTCGGAGGAAGCCAGGAAGCACTTTCTAATAGCGCGGTCGGACGTTTTGACAGACTCAAAAACGCTTTTGGCGAAGCATCCGAAACACTTGGCACAGCACTCCTCCCAGCGTTTGAAAAGATCGTCGGCTTTGCTACAAATGTTTTGATCCCAGCCTTTGAAAAAGTTTCCGCAGTCTTCGACAAAGAAGGTCTCGGCGGAGTTCTCAAGTTGCTCGGCGACCGGCTTAAGGAAGGCATCCCGATCGCTCTAGAGGCACTTAAGAACCTGCTAGTCAAAATGGGGAACTGGATCATCAACGATGGTCTCCCATTGCTTTCCGAAAAGCTCGGCATCCTTAAAGAAAAACTTACAGCATGGATCAAAGAGTCAGGGCCAGAAGCCCTCACCGCTCTCGGCGCTTTCATCGGCGACATGATCAAATGGATCATCAACGACGGCATACCGCTCTTGATCAAAGCCACAGCAAAACTTTCAGTCGCGCTGCTCAAATGGCTCGTAGATATCGGGCCCGATCTAATCAAAGGACTCGCAGGTTTCGCTCTCGAGTTGGCAAGATCTCTCGTGACTGCCGTTCTAGGCGCTTTCTCAGACCTTGGCAAGTTCGGTCTAGAGATCGGCAAAGCCTTCGCTAACGGCATCATCTCAGTCGTCAACACTCAGCTCATAGATCGGATCAACAGGCTCCTCGAGTTCACTATTGACCCTCCAGGCCCAGGGCCGAAATTGACGATCAACCCTCCCGACATACCTCGGATCCCAATGCTTGCCGAGGGTGGCATCGTCACAGGCCCGACGCTGGCGATGATCGGCGAAGCAGGCCCCGAGGCTGTAATCCCTCTCTCTGGGCGCAATATGCCGAACATGGGCAACACCTTCAACGTGTACGTCAATGGAGGCGACCCCAATGCGATCGTCGATGCTTTGCGTAGGTACAACAGGAGCAACGGCCCTCTACCAGTAAGAGTTGCTTAATGGCTACCCCTTTCGTCTGGAAGATGGACTTCAAACAGGGCGCGACGTGGACAACACTTTCAAGCCTGCAAAATGTCAGCATCTTTCGCGGACGCCGACTACAGATTGACGACTACTCCATTGACACAATGACAGTCGAGTCGGAGTTTCCTTCCTCGTGGAGCGTGACCCCAAAACTTGGTGATCAGGTCGTCGGCTACATTTACAAGCCAGGCGTCGTCGTCGGGACGGACAACTTCGCAGCATTTTGGGGGCGCATCCGAGACGTAAAGATCAACTATGGCTACACGACAAATATGGATCGTGTGACTATTGAGTGTGAAGGCATCCAGGCGGACTGGGGACGCGCACAGCTCACTAACTACTCGCTTGCCTCCGCTCGCACAGATAGCCAAGTCAATTCGGTCGGCTCTGCTATCGGCGCATCTACAGGAGCCTTTGACGGACGCTCAACAGGGTCGGCGCAAACTTTTACAGGAAACGGTCTTGAGTTGTTGAACACAATCACTCGCACCGAGGAGGCGCGTTTCTTTGCTGGAAGTTTGACTTACCAATCCACCCAGAACCTCTATTGGTACGGCAGGAACTTCCCTCCGCAGCTCACTTTTTATTTCAATGACGGCACAGGCGCAGGCGACTTACGCGAAATGAAGTATGAGCAGATCGAGTTCCGTTCCTCGGCAGATAACTATTACAACTCGATCACGGTGACGCCGAACGGCCTTGCAGCTCAGACGGCAACACTTTCCGAGACTCCGCTTTATGGCTGGCAAGTAAACACTATTGACAACACAACAGGGCAGGCATCGGATCACGCGCAATGGCTCTTAAACAATTACCAAAGCAAAGACTCAACGCTTGCGTCTTTGACTTTCACCGATGTTCAGCAGGATCCGATCAACTATCCATTCCCGTTTAACACAGACGTCATCCAATGCATTACAAGCGCGATCGCTAACCAGGGCATCGTCTATTTCCGAGGTGGTACATACAACGTGATCCTTGAGGGCATTTCTGTCAATGCCACACCTCAGCAGACGCGTGTGACTATATTTTTCTCAGGGCGCGACACTAACGCCTATCTCATTCTCAACAACACACAGGGCTTCGGCACACTAGACAACAACAGACTGGGTTTCTAATGGCTGCAAATACTACTTTTACTACTGGGGCGGTTTTAACTGCTGCACAGATGAACAACCTTCCGTGGGGCGTCATGGGTACGGTTTACCGTACAAGCGGCGACTTTACCGCTAACACAAGCTTTGCTGACATAACAGGTATGAGCATTACGTTTACCGCAGTTGCAGGCCGCTTGTATCGAGCCTCTTGGGGCGCAAGCGCAAGAAAAGAAACGGCAGCGGGTTACACGCAAATAAGTCTTACGAATAGCTCAAACACGTTATACGGTTACTCTATTGGCTACACAGTTACCACTAATTTTGTAAACCTTTCAGGAGTCGTCATCATTTCAGGTCTTTCGGCAGGTAGCAACACGTTCAAGTTGCGTGGCATTTCGGAAAATAATACTTCAACAATTTTTGGCAACTCAAATGCGCCACTTACATTTATTATTGAAGATATGGGGGCAGCATGATATCTAACCTAAAAAACATCAACGGCACTTATTTAGACAGCATGAGAGCAGCTAGAAACCAATTACTTACCGAAAGCGACTGGACACAACTACCCGACGCGCAATGTGACAAAACAGCCTGGGCAACATACCGTCAAGCGTTGCGCGACTTTCCTGCAACATGGGAACCAGCAGAAACCGCAGACTTCCCAGAGGCTCCTAAATGATCTGGCGGATTAGTTTTGTGGCGCTTCTTATCGGGAGTCTGCTCGTAGCTTGTGGCGATCGCGTCCGCCTTAATTGTGAGCCTCGAGTAAAGAACAAAGCACTCAGCGCGACCGTTTTTGAGACAACAACAACGACAGAGACCCCACAATATGGGACAGGTGGCAAATGCTAAAGAAACCCGAGAACAGACTCACTAACGAAGAAATCAAAGCGCGTATCGTCATGATCGTCGCGTGTGGCTTGACGCTTTCTTTCGTCGGCTCCGTCTTCACAATTTTGTACGGACTGCTATTTGTTTCACAGCCTGCGACAATGGCGGAACTTGATGCACAGCAGATCAACATCCTTTCCTCGATGCTCCTCACCCTCTCGGGCGGACTCATCGGGCTACTCGCTGGCAACGGTCTCAAAGACAAGCCGAAAGATAAACCAAATGACAACGCCTAAAGCAGCTCCAAAAAGTAACGCCATGCCCTACACCGGCAACAAAGACGCCTCCGCCAATGGCAAAGCCACCCCAGGAGCACACAAACTCCTCGACATTCTCGGCACTAAATGGGGCTTCAAGAACCTCGGGATCTATGCCTATCGTCCTATGCGCGGATCAACAATGCTTTCAGTACACGGCACAGGTCGCGCTTTTGACGCTGGCTATAAACAATCCCAGCAAGAACTGGTCACGGAGATCTGTGACTGGCTCGCCGACAATCACGTCGCCCTCGGCATTGAGGAGATCCATCAGTACGTCTGGGGAACACACGGACGCGGTTTCCGCTGCAACCGTGACGGCAAGCCAGGCTGGAAAGAATGGGACGCCGAAAACAACGGAGGCCCTGGGGGCTACTGGATCCATGTCGAGGTCTCGCCGAATTTCGCCCAGAACCCTCGACTCATTGTGCAGGCTTGGAAAAACACGATCCACACTTTCGTCACACCGATCGTGTAAGTTTTCTAGCGTCACCTTCTATCCCTACTACGGAGGCACTAATGGCAGGCAAAATCATCCGACCCGACGACTGGGACGAAGGCACTCTCTTTCATGCACCATTGCATCGAGAGCCAGACCGCCCCACGAGCGTCCAAGGCGCTCGAGACGTTAAACACAGGCGAACATCCCAAGCGATGCTTTTGCTTATTGAGTACCGAAACCATGACCTCACTGATGAAGAAGCAGGAGCCCGATCTGGGCTGATCAGGCGTTCACGGTGCTACTGGAAACGGTGCTCGGATCTTCGAGCTGCAGGCTATATCGTGCCTACTGGAGCCACTCGGATCGGCTCTTCAGGATCAGCACAGATGATCTGTGCAATTACCCCAGAGGGCCTC